GTATTGTCTACAACTAAAGACGGTACACATAACTCTGGATCTGCATATACAACTAGTGTCACAACAAATGGATCACCAGGATCTTCAGGTGCATATACTCAAATAGTCGTTAACGCAGCAACACCAGACACTCTATACTATTACTGTTCTGCACACTCAGGTATGGGTGGAGACTCTGTCGTTTCTGTTGCTGGTTCAAGTTTAAGTGCAAGTACAACAGACAACCTTACAGAAGGTAGTAGCAATCTTTACTATACAGACGCAAGATCAAGAAGTGCTATAAGTGTCACTGATAGTGGTGGTGACGGATCTTTAGCATACAATTCAAGCACTGGTGTTATAACTTATACAGGACCTAGTGCAAGCGAAGTTAGATCACACTTTAGTGCTGGAACAGGCGTCACTTTATCTTCAGGTCAAATAAGTATTGGTCAAGCAGTAGGAACTACAAGTGATGTCACTTTTAATGATCTGACTGTATCTGGAGATCTTACTGTAAGTGGAACAACTACTACTGTTAACACTGAAACAATTAACTTAGCAGACAACATAATTCTATTTAACTCTAATGCAACTG